TAGATCTACTCTAAGTAGACGTTTTAAAGAGGTTCTTCGGAGCCTCTTTTTTTTGCTTATAAATAAGTATAGGAACTAAAACGGCAGGATGCCATTTAACAGGATAATCGGAATGGCTTTACAAGGCACACAACCAGACAATAAGAGTTTCCTATCCCCGATAGGTTTTAAGTTCGCTTGCAATCGTTTACCGCATGTAAATTATTTTTGTACTGCTGCTACAATACCAGACATTTCTTTGGGCGAAACTTCTACTGTCGAAAATCCCTTTGTTAAATTACCTGTCCCTGGAGACAAGTTGACCTTTGGTAGATTAGACCTGACGTTTCGCGTAGACGAAGATATGAAGAACTTCAAAGAGATTTATGATTGGCTAATTGCCCTTGGTTATCCTGATAATTTCTCGCAAAGGGGTGCTATAGGAAGAACTAAAGATTCAGTCGGTAGCGTATATTCTGATGGTTCGTTGGTGATAACTTCTTCCAATATGCAACCTAACATCGAAATTAAGTTTACGGATATGTACCCATCAAGTTTGACATCCTTGGAATTTGATGTGGAGAATACGGATATTGAATACCTGAAAGCAACAGTATCGTTCGCTTACAGGAAGTATGAATTGTCTACTATTTCGTAGACCTATATAATAGCATGAACCGCGCAAGCTAGATTGAGCGCAATATATTAATGATTGGAGTGATTATTTGAACATTGAACAGATTGTGAATGAGTGGAACAAAGACTGTAAAATTGATGAGACTGAACTTGGTAGTGAAAGCGCAAAAATACCTCAAGTCCACAATAAGTATTTGAAGATATATATGGGCGAACGCATCGCTCTATTCAAACTTAAATCCGAAACTAAGAAGATAAAGAGAACGCTTCTCGAGTATTATCTCGGCGAACTCGATCAGGAAGAACTTGATCAGTTGGGTCGTCAGCAATTCTACAAGAAACTCCTCAAAAACGAAGTAGACGTCTACATCGAATCAGATGACATGATGATCGAAGCCAACCTGCGTCTGGGAATGCAAGACGAAAAGGTAGCGTATCTCGACTCTATAATAAAAAATATTAACAATCGCGGGTTCCAGCTGAAGACTGCTGTGGACTGGGCGAAGTTCACTACTGGGTAATTATGGAAAGAATTGACATATACAAAAAGAACGAGGTCTATCTCAAGGTTGAGTGTGATCGCGGCATAGCCATGGAGCTGTCGGGATACTTTGAGTTTGAAGTTCCTGGTGCATCATTTATCCCATCAGTTCGAAATAAAATGTGGGACGGGAAGATACGTTTGTTCAACGTAAATACTATGCAGATATATGTCGGCTTGATTCAAAAGATCAAGAAGTTTGCTGAAGAGAGAAGTTACGAAGTCGTGATACACGATGGGCTTGAAGATACAATAGACATCCCGCTGAACGGACTAAATAAGTTTTTGAGTGACGGGAAGTTCAAACCAAGGGATTATCAGCTCAGAGCGGTTGCTCACGCTGTTCGCAATCACAGAGCCTTGATCCTCTCACCTACAGCATCTGGTAAATCGTTCATAATTTACTGCTTGCTCAAATACTACCTCAGGAAAGAATGCCAAAAAGCGTTGGTAATCGTTCCTACAACCTCTTTGGTTTCCCAGCTTAATAGCGACTTTATAGACTATTCAGAAGAACTACAGTTCTATTATACCCTACTTGTCACTGGAGGCAAAGAAAAAAATAACGATAAAGCGAAAATAATTATCAGTACTTGGCAAAGTATTTACAAACAACCCAAATCATACTTTGACCAGTTTGATCTCATCATTGGTGACGAAGCTCATTTGTTCAAGGCAACATCTCTCACCAAGATAATGGAGAAAATGACTGACTGTAAATATCGCTTTGGGTTTACAGGTACGCTGGATGGAACCGTCACAAACAAATTAGTTTTAGAGGGATTATTCGGTCCAGTTATGAGGGTGATAACAACTAAAGAGTTGATTGATAATAACACCCTTGCCGAGTTCCGTATTAAATGCCTTGTACTAAAGTATTCCGAGTTGACGAGGAAGGGCGTAGCCCGATCAACGTATCAACAAGAAATGGACTTCCTCACATCTCACGAAAAACGAAACAATTTTATAAAGAACTTGACATTAACTCGTAAAGGTAATACACTATTATTATTCCAGTACGTTGTTAAGCATGGGCAACCGCTGTATGAGCAGATCTCGGCAGAAGCAGCTGAAGGTCGTAAAGTATTTTTTGTATATGGAGGCGTTGATGCTGACACAAGAGAAGAAGTTAGAGCAATTACTGAAAGGGAAAATGACGCGATTATCATCGCTTCTTATGGAACATTCTCTACTGGCATTAATATTAGGAACCTCCACAATATCATTTTTGCCAGCCCTAGCAAGTCTAGGGTTCGCAACCTTCAGTCGATAGGGCGTGGTCTTCGGAAGGGTGATAATAAGGAGATAGCAACCTTGTATGATATAGCTGACGACCTTTCGCACAAGTCATACAATAATCATACCCTAAAGCATTTTGCTGTCAGGATTAAGATGTACAATGAAGAGTCATTTGATTACAAATTATATAACATAGGAATTGAGAATGGAAATTAGTATTATAAAATTGGTTAATGGGGAAACGCTGATTGCTGAGGTTTCGTATGAAGACGAGGAACATTTAAGTGTTATTGATCCCATCT